AGATCCACCAGCAATTGAAAGTAACCAAATTTTTTATCAACTACCACCTGAAAATATAAATGGTCGTTGGGTATCTGTTTGGGAAGTTAGAGACTTAACGGAAGAAGAAATTAAACTAAAACAAATTATGAGATTAAGGGAGAAAATAAGATTTGGAGCTTATCTTTCTCAAGAAGAAGCTAATCTTTTAATAGAACTTTAAAATAAAAATAAATTTTTTATAATAAACTAAAGGAGAAATAAATGGACAGATTAAAGCTAACAACAAAGCAAAAGGCAATACTTAAGTCATACCTTCGTGGTGTATTAGTTTCATTCTTAGGATTCTTAGCAAGCAATGAACTTGGATTAGATCCAATTGTATCTATTGCCGTTGCTGCTATCGCTGGTCCTGCAGCCAAAGCTTTGGACAAAACTGAAGATGAATACGGAATAGGTTCAGAAAACTAATGTCTACCAACGAATGGGCTGGTATCGCAGTAGCGGTAACCACAATAGTCGCCAGCTTTGCTGGCTCAGTTCGTTGGCTGGTAAAACATTACCTTAATGAACTTCGCCCGAATGGGGGCAGCTCGATAAAAGATTCCATTTCTAGATTAGAAACTAGGATTGACAGTTTGTTTGAACTAGTGGCAGGAAAGAGTAATGAATGAAACCTGTAGTCAAGAAAGCCACACCTGCTGCAATTGCTGTGCTGCGCCAAGCGACGGCATTGTTTCCAAAGAGGAAGAAAGCAAGCGATGGTCTACTACCATCTGCTGCTCACTTACAAGCCAGTCCTGATTCAGATCACAACACTGGTCTAGCAGCAGACCTAACCCATGATCCTATTAATGGAGTCGACTGTAAAGATATTTACAATCGACTTAAGGAAGATAATAGAGTTTCTTATTTAATATTTGATGGTCGCATTTGGTCTAAACAAAAAGGCGATAGAAAATATACTGGTGCTAATAAGCACGTAAAACATTTACATATATCTATTAAAGATGAATGCGCTAATGATACATCACCATGGTTTAAATGGATTGAACAACCAAAAAAGAAGTAGGAGATAAGGCGTGGCAACAACCAACAAATATCTTAAAGGCGATCTGCCTATTGCAATCAGCACCAATATCCCTACTGCTTTGGTTAGATACCAACGTGAGGACTTTGCTGCTAGTTATGCTATAGGTAATACACCTTGGTTATCTGCTGCCTCAGACAACAACCGCATCAGTCGTATTACTACGACATACCAGAAGGAACGTATTGACCAAAGCGCAACTGCTGGTGAGCAGTCGCTATCTAACTGGTGGTTAAGATCTGCTACCTCATGGCACCATGGTGCGGGCGAAAGATTCTATGACGCTGAGTCATCTGATCTATTTAGATTCTATGAATCAAACAACGTAGATCCTTGGACTCTTGGTGAGCTTAAGTTATTACCAGCAACTACACAGTTAAGTACGTCAGCAGCAACTTACCCAGCAACTGTATCGGGTGGTACATTTTTTATATCAGGCGGTAACGTAAATTTTTATAATGGAAGTACAACAACCTCAACATCTTTAGGAACATCAACCACTGCACAATCATTAACATCAGATGGTACCTTTGCAATTGTTGGTGCTAGTAATGGTATCTATCAGGTAAGCACAGCCCTGGCTGTAACTAAATTATGGAATAAGCCAACTGCAGTAACAACACAAACCGTTCAAGCAATTGGTTATGTTAAAGATCGTATTGTTGCTGGCATTAAACATGATAATGATGATATGCATTTATATGAATTATCTCGCAATCCAAGCTCGCCTCCTGCTACTATGTCAAATTCAGAAGTAAGATTTACTTATCCAAATACATCTTTAACATTTAACTCTATATCAGAGTTGCCTGGTTCTATTATAGTTGGCTACACACAAGGTATAGTATCTAAAGTACAGTCTTATACAATCAATGTATCATCTCCATTAGCTGCTATTAATGATCCAACTATTATTGCAGAACTACCTAGAGGCGAAACATTAAATCAAATTCGTTTATATTTAAATGAGTTTGTTGTTATTGCTACAACTAAAGGTGTTCGTGTAGGTGCAGTCGGTACGGACGGTACATCATTTGTATATGGACCACTTAATGTTGAAGGCAATGTCTCCGACATTGCATTTGATCAGTCATATGTATATGCATGTAGAGATTATACAATTTCTGGATCCACTGGTTTATGGAGAATTAATCTAGGGCAGGCTGTTGGTAATGGCTATGCTTATGCATCTGACTTGGTTATTGATAGTAGTACGATAACTGGAGTTTCATTTATTGGTTCAACAGGGCTTAAGTTTATTACATCATCTACTGGAGTATGGCTGGAATCAGCCACAGTTAAAGCAGCATCTGGTTATTTAAAATCTGGCTGGATTAGGTGGGGTACTAGTGAAAGAAAACAACCAGTATCTTTATTGATTAACTCAGATCCAAATGGTTCTGGAACGCTCGGTTTTACAGTTCAAGATTCAGGTACTCAGTTATTAACTATCGGTTCTGTACCTATTGAAACAAGTACTGAAATTACTTTAGCTGGTTATGTTTCACCAGCAGATCATTTTGAAATTACATTTAACTTTACTAGAGATTCATCTAATACTACTAAGTCTCCTATACTTGAGGAGTGGCAGATACGTGCATTACCTGCACCACAAAGATCTAGAACATTAACCATCCCATTACTATGCTATGAAGAGGAACGTGATCCTAATGGAAACACAAACATATCAATCCCATGGGAACGAATCTCATACCTTGAACGTATTGAACAGAATGGTGGAGCAGTATTGTTCCAAGACTTTTCAAGTGGAGAAGAAAGAATCTGTGTTATCCGTGCTATTCAGTTTGAGCAAGTTGCACCTCCCACTTTTGCGAGCGGGTTCGGAGGAATAGTAACTCTTCAATTGCAAACTATTGACACTGAACAAATTGTTTCTTAATGGATACAAATAAATTATTGACACTTGTTGGACCAGATGAAAGAAGTGAGCTAGTCACGAAAGTTCGTGTGGCTCTTAACGTTGCTGGCGATGATGTGCTTGATGCTCCCCTACAAGAAATGTTAAAAGGGTTGCAGCGTCGCTATGACATCCCAGCAGTCGGGTGCATCAATATAGCCACGCTGGATGCGCTCGCAGTTGCTCCACCAGAATGGTAGGGCTAGAAGGAGAGGGGGATCTTAATTGATCCCCCTCTTTTTTTATTTATATAATCTTTTTTAACCAGATCTGAGAGTTGTCTTCTATCTTTTCAACTCTTCCAATAAGTAAATGACACAATACATCTATTGCATATTTTGGATCATAGAAGTCACCTTTATTCATAGTCCATATATAATCATCAAATGCAATTAGTCCACCAATAACTGTTTGTTCATATGCATTCATACCATCACGCAATACAGCAAATGCAGAATGATCACCATCTACATATATAAAGTCATAACCCCCACCAGACATAGCAAAGAAAACATCACTTCTTTTTTTGGTTGGTATTATTTTATTCTTCTCAATAGCTTCTTTATTCTTTTGGTAGTATGTATCCCATACATCATTCCAATCCATATTTTTATGGATCTCTTCATCAGACCCTTGCCATGTATCTACATCTATGAGGCTAGAGGATTCATGCTGAAGGATGTTATCTACCATCCATTTAGATGCATCTCCTGTATATGCGCCTATTTGAACACAGCGCAAGGCTGTGTTCGATAATGGCAGTAAATGTTTTTCAAAGTTTATTCTTGCATTACTACCCTCAAACCAATTTGGGTATGTCATAGTTTCCTATTCTTTTCACGGCTCGCCATGAGCGAGCCTTTCCCACCCACCACCCTTTAACTTTATCAGATTATTGGTAAGAACTACAAGTGTGTCGTTACCAAGGAATGTCACTTGGTTGTATTACTCTTCTGGTATGAATGAACTTCCTCCGCATAGATCCTATAGCCAGTTATCTACTTGGCAATCCTGCCCACAGAAATACTATCTTAGCAAAATAGCTATGGTTCCAGAGAAACCTGCGGTGTATCTTGCTGCTGGTTCTGCTGTCCACTCCATGCTGGAGTGGCTCAACCATGAGTTCTATAAGAAGCAACTTGACAATTGATCAACGTGGTATACCAAGCAATGAGTGTATCAACTGTGGCTCAAACATACAGGTTATTCGTGCAATCTTTAATGACTATGAATTGGTTATGTGGTTCCTTGATTCTTTCTGTGCGAACTGCGGTTCGCCTATGACCGCACCTACCCCTGTGGATAACCCTGATTACAAAGAGGGTGATGATGAACTCTATTGATTTGACACAGAAGTGGCTTGAGGTATTTAATGATGCCGTCAAGGAGACCGAAGAGAAATCTGGTATTCCCTCGACAGAGTGGAAGACGGCTGGACGTAAGACCACCTTACGCCCAGACGGAGAAGATCTATCGTTTTGGCAAAGCGATGGACTCAAGCAGGTAGAGGCGTACCAGAAATGGTACGAGTCTTCTGGTTGGCAAATTGCTACGATGCCTGATGGTCGTCCTGGAATTGAATGGGCAGCAGATGTTCACTTCGGGGGAACACCAGTTCGCTTTATTGTTGATGCGATCTATCAAGTAGGGGAAGACTTGGTAATCGTTGATTACAAGACAGGTTCTAGGACACCATTCGGTATGATCCAAGCAGGTTTGTATGCCTCTGGTATTGAAAAAGCTTTAGGTGTTCGCCCTAAGTGGGGCGCATTCTTTATGACAAGACAAGGTACGCTTGACGATCTTATAGATCTGTCGCACCTTACTATGGATTATTTTGATTATGTATTTGGTGCAATGAACCATTCGGTATTGAACGGATGGTTTCCACCATCCGTCGGTGATTCATGTCGGATGTGTTCATTCCAATCTCAATGCCCAGCAATGGGTAGTACAGATTTCCCACTGAAAATACCAACAACCAAGGGAAAGAAAGGATGAACATAGATGACTGAATCTAAGTTCTCGTATACAGGCAAGCTAAACAGCACAGACTTATTCACCGTAAGAGGTGATAGTGCTGAGGAGTTTGCTACCAACATGCAGGCTGCAGTTGAGGCAATCAAGGCAGCAACTGAACTACAGATCGCACTAGGTGGTCGTGGTGGCATGACATCAATGGATAAAACGGTACAAGCATTAACTAATGCTGGATTAAATCCAACAGTAGTTAGTTCTGGACCTACCTCTATTGAGGTTGTCAAAGATAAGTACAACAATGAATGGACATATGGACATCCAGATGCTCCAGATCTACCAGATGGTCGTGGCAAGTACGCTAAGAAGAAGGGCGTATCCAAAGCTGGCAAGAACTATGTAGGTTGGTTTGATCCTGCAAAAGGACCAAAGCCATTTACAGTAGGCGCAGTAGAAGCCGAAACAATCTGGACTAAGTAATCCATGCGTACCTTATTGCAAGTAGTAGGAGTGGAATCTCCAGCAGGGCATGCCCTTCCTGAGATTCTTCCTCAACTCACCAGCAATCAAGTTGTATTCCGTCAGGCACAATTACACTTGGTTGCAGCGCAACCAGGTGGTGGTAAAACCATGCTTGCTTTATGGTACGCAATCACATCTAAAACTCCAGCCTTATATTTTTCAGCAGACTCTGATTCTCGAACGATTGCTCTTCGTGCAGGTGCAATCCTTATGGATAGATCAGTAACTGATGTGGAAAGAATGATGGACTCGGAGGCATCTGTCCTCCTAGAAGATGCACTGGCTGATGGTGCTGGGCATATTCGATTTAGTTTTGATCCGTCTCCTTCTTTACAAGATATCGAAGAAGAGATTGAAGCTTGGATTGAATTGCACGGTGCTCCACCATCAGCAATTTATATTGATAACTTAATGAACGTCGCTGCAGTTAGTGACAATGAGTGGACAGCATTGCGTGATGCAATGTCTGCATTCCATTACATGGCTAGAGAATATGAATCAGCATTCGTAGTTCTACACCATGTATCTGAAAATGAAAAGATGTCTAAGCCTAACTACCCAGCACCACGTAAAGCTTTAATGGGTAAGGTCTCCGCCTTACCTGAACTGGTACTGAGCGTAGCGTTAGATGGTATAGCCAATGCATATAGAGTTGCTGTTGTAAAGAATCGCCATGGTAAGGCTGATCCAACAGCAGAGAACTATGTAACTTTATCTGTTGAACCAAGTCATATGAGTTTATATAACTCTCCTGCTGAATTGCAAAGAGCAAGGACAATGAGACAATGGCAGTAATAGAATTAACTGAAGATGAGATTATGGATTCACTTAGGTTTATCCACAGGGTTAGAAAGAACAAGAAGGAGTTTGATGTTACGGATCGCAAGTTTGATAAAAATAATTCCTCGTATTCCGTCAATCTTATGGGTCGCTTGGGTGAGGTGGCATGTGCTAGGTTCCTTGGGCTACCGACGGATAACACGATTACGCCTGGCGGTGATAACGGAAACGACCTCCAAACGATATTGGGAAGATCTATACAGGTTAAGACGTCGACACTACCGCAATTAATATTTAATGCACCAGAGTTATTTGTTTCAGATCTGGCTGTACTTGTAAAGTTTTCTGGGGATAAACAACTTCCACATGTGGATAGTTTGTTTGATGTTATTGGTTGGACAACACGAGAAAATTTTCTTGCTAATCATTACTTACATGACTATGGTTACGGAACTCGATTAGTTATGGACGCTAATCAATTACAACCGATTGAGGTACTAGTTAATGAAATATCCAGACTTCACTAATGCAACTTGTAAAGAAATTGGTTTAGAGTTTTTCTTTCAAGAGCATAACAACGCTACTAGTAGTGAAGAACGGAAAGCTAAATCAATATGTAAGGAGTGTCCAGTAATGAAAGAATGTTTAGAGTGGGGTCTTGCCCATGAGTCATATGGTATATGGGGTGGCACTTCTCCGAGAGAGAGAATGCGAATTAGAAAAAGACTTGGTATGGAAGTTAAACAAATATTAGTAAGTCATTATGTCAACACCAAGTAAACGCAAAGGCTCACAGTATGAGCGTGATGTAGCCAAGTGGTTAGTTGCCAATGGTTTCTCCTGTGCTGAACGAGCTTATGGTGCTGGTCGTCATGACGACGTTGGTGATATTGATGGGATAGATGGTGTTGTAGTAGAATGTAAGAATGAAAAGAAGATAGATTTGTCTGGGTATCTAAAAGAGTTAGACAATGAAATGACTCATGCAGATGCCGAGACTGGAGTGGTGCTAGTAAAAAAGCGTGGCACTACAAATGTCTCAGAGTCGTATGCAGTAATGCCAGCGCAACTCTGGGTCGATCTGCTAAAACAGGCAGGTTACAATGGACATAGATAACAAGGTGACAGTTAGTTATCAACTGAAAAGAGGTAACTATGCGGTTGAAGATAATGACCGTATTAACTATGTTGATAGTGATATCAACACCAGCGTTAGCCACATCCCCAGTTCTAACAGTGGAGAAAGTTCTCCCTACATTGAACAAGGAAGAAGCTTTAATGTTGGCAATAAGCACGGTAACAACAGACAGACGAGAGGCTGCTTGTGCGAAGAAGATTGCGTACAAAGAGAGCCGTTACAACATCGACTCGTACAACAAATCGAGTGGTGCTCGTGGAGTATGGCAGTTACTCTGGGGAAAACCAG